ATGAATTACAATACTATTTATCAAGATTTAAAAATGAATGTTACGTACTTTCAAAACCGTTTTGCATCTGACAACGCAGAGTTAAGAGAGAAAGCAGCCGCCGCAGGACGTACAGTAGCCTTGACTGAACATACAGAATTTGACTGGCCTGTATTCGTTAATGAAGTACTGGATCGTTCGCAGTGGGCTACATTCACTGCAAACAATGCAGAAGAGTACAACAACGCTAAAGCACAATTTGATGCAGTTGTATTTGCACAGATGATTGAAGGTGTCGCCCGTAGTTCTAAAAATGTAATTGCACATCACGCCGTAGTACTGGATATCGATGATGGTATTACTGTTAAAGAAGTACAAAAAGATCTAAGCCAGTACGAATACGTACTGTATAGTTCTGGTGGAACGGGTATTAAATCGGGTGAACGTTTCCGTGTAGTACTGCCGCTTGCTAAAACTCTAAGTGCTGATGAGTGGTCTGAATGGTCTGAATCGTTAAAGAAGCGTTTCTATTACTCTGACGAGTCGTTTAGTAAGTCTTTACAAATACAGTACTTGCCACAGTTAAACACAGTACACACCGATAAGTTTATCAGTTACCACAATGCAGGCCGTCTGTTAGATGTAATGGCTGATGTGCAGTACACGCAACCAGCCGCACAGTACATTAATCCTTTACATCCTGTACGGTATGAATTTTCTGATTTAGAGCATTCAGAACTACTGGAAGCACTGATTACACATAATGATGGTCAGCTTGAGTATGAAGAACGCCGGATTCTGGGTAATCGCCTGGCAGCACTGGGTATTAACCATTACGACATGGTGCGGGTACTGGATCGCGTAGGGCGTAGTGGGGCTACACATACTGGTGCTGAGATTGCAGCAATGGTTAATGCTTCATACGGTCATATTGCAGGTCTGCGTAAGAACCTACCAGCAGGCTACAAGTTGCCAATGCCAGTGATTCAGCCAACGTACATGAGCGTTAAACCGGTAATCACCGAACAGACACAGTACGATTATGAGATCACGTTAAACGGGGATCAGTACCTATCTGATGTGGCTGATGAGTTCAACGTACTGAACGGTGTTAATCTTCTGATTTGTGATTGTGGTGTAGGTAAGTCATGGTACTGGTCTAAACGTACTGATGTGATAATGGTTGCCCCATTACTTAGTATCGTTAAGCAGAATACCCGCGAAGGTGCAGAATTTAATAATATTCATGATGGAGTTAGTACTTATCATCAGATTGAAAAAATTCTGAATGAAACAGATAACCACGACAAATATAAAAATATGACATTGGTAATTGACGAGGCACACGGTCTATATCTCGACTCTTACCGCGATTCTGTAAATCAGCTTGTTCATAAATGTTTTAGCCTATTCAAATCAGTAGTACTAATGTCAGGTACTATTCGTCGTGATTACTTCTGTAATCTGGACGTGGTTAATACAGTGCGAGTACGTAAGGTTCAGCCATTTGATAAAGCACTAACTCGTGTCCAGTGTGAAGGGGATGTAGTAGGTACTGCAATTAAACGTATTAATGAACGTCGGCATAAAAACAAGATGGTTATTCTGTTAAATGACAAAGACGATATCAAAGTAGTACGTTCTAAGTTAGCTGATATTCGTACTCTTGAATATACGGCAGATACTAAAGACACGGCAGAGGTAAAGGCATTCTTGAATAGTTCGGTATTGGGTGAGCAGTATGATTGTCTTATCGGTACTAATAGTATCGTAGAAGGTCTGAACATCAATGATGTACTAAAGAACTGTGAAGTACACGTAATCGGTGATTGCACACCAGAACGTATCGAGCAGGTTACAAACCGTTGGCGTAAGTGTACTGGTACTATCCGTACCTTCCATTACACACCATCAGTACTGATTAGTGGCGATCTACCAGAACTGGATAGGCAAATCACAGCACAGGATTACGTTGATGTTGGTACTGATTCTGCAAATGCGATGAACCGTTACATTCAGCTTTTAGGCGATAAGCAACGTAAGAAGTACGTGAACACATACCGTAATGAAAACCGCATGGAGAATGTCTACTGGAACGATGAAACGAAACGGTTTGAAGTGTCATTCATCAAGATTGATTACCAGATGGCTAAGAACAGGTTTGAACGTAGCAAGGTAGATTTCAATCGTTACGCTCAGGAACTAACAGAGTATGGTTTTAAGTTTACGGTTCCACAACGTGCAGTACGCTATGCAGAAGTAGCAGAAGAACGTGCAGCCGTTGCACAGGATAAGAAGGAGCAGTACCAGGCAACTATCGATCTGGTTATTAGTCAGGTACATGCTCGTGGTTGGGTAGTTGAGAATGACACACCAGAAGCACAGGTACAGCGTGAGTTTGTAGAAGGGTTCATACGTCGTGGTCTAAAGCGTACTGATGTTGTTGAGTACTTAGAACGCCTCAAGGCCAACAAAGAGTACTGGCAGTATCTTAATGCTGATATGCGTAATGCACGTAACGGTAACAGTGTGCTTGATCTGATTATCCGTGAATTGCCTAACCACTTAGTGACTTATGGTAAGCATAAAAAACAGGGGTTAACCGTTCAGGGTAAACGTGAGCTGGCAGAAAAAATCGTTCGGTTTGTACTGGTAGAGCGGTTCAATGGTGATGTGTTGCAAATGCGTTTAGGTGGTTGGCTATCAGTAATGAAAAATGATCCACGTGCTGATAGTAATACCTATATAAATGAAGAACACCTGGATCATTTATCAAAAGATGACAAAGCACCGGATGCAGTACTGAGTCGCTATATCTCACTCGGTAAATCAGAACGCTCTCGCATTAATGGAAGTGTAGAACGCCTTACCCCAGTGAAGTACTTAAGTCTCACAGGTTTTGAGTTTGATAGTAAGATTAATCAGAGTGCTGAATTAGCCGATATAATCAAAACTAAGAAGCAACCTGTAAATGAAGTTGTAGTATTGAGTGAAGAGCTAGTAATTAACAAATTACAGGCAAAATTGAAAACCAGCATTTTGAACAGAAAAGTGATTTGAAAGGAGGGGGCATTTTGCCCCCTTATACTTTTAATGAAAAAAATAAGCAAAGAAGGTTTCATTTAACTTGAAATAAATCAACGAATTTCGATTTTTTAAATTTGAGGTACTTTTGTTCAGATTCAGCCAAATCTTTCAAATATTCTTCATAGTGAGCTTTGAAGTAAGTTAACGTTTCTCGAAACTCATCCATACCAATACATTCAGCATTATACATACATCCTTTTGCCAACGACGAGGCATTATATGCAGAAACACTCGTGTCGCGTAATGTCTTTATTATTCCCTGAATCAACTCTTTGTTTATTATTTGCAATGACCATCGTTCGAGTATTTCTAAATTTTCAGTTAAATCGTCTATTTTTTGAATGTCACAATTGTGAGTAAGAATCAATAACTCATATTCATGGGATTTATTTGCATCAACGTAAGTCATTTTTTCATTAACGGCATTTAAATACTCGAGAACGCCATGAAGTTGGCAGGTGTAATTTTTTAATTTTCCGTATTGCTCGTCAATGTTGGCTAAAAGTTCTTCAGCTTTATCGAATCCTTTAGTATGTGATCTCTGTGAAAACCACTGATTAGCATTTGCAGCAGCGTAAACAGCTACACCTGCCATAATCCAATCAGATACCGTACCCGTAATATCATACCATGCCATAAGATATCCTTAATCAACAAATAACTTACTGTAGTGTTTAATGATCTTATTGTGAGAGGCACGAACAGTTTTATACTTTTCGCTTAACTGTCTGTCATATTCAAAACTATTTTGCATTCTAAAGCGTTTTTCATCAGCACCTACAGATAATGCATCAGCTATGGTATAAGATAATGTCAAATGTGCATCTATAATTGCCGTGAACTCTTCTTTATTTTTTGGTTCTAACCCCCATAAATCCATTCGTTTCATGGTGGTTTGAAGATTTATAGCATTCTTCCTGTACTCAATACTCCTTTTATATACTGCATTCCAGTGAATACTGAATGCTTTATCATCACCTTGTAGATCAGGATCAGTATTGATGGTTTGTTTTGTATCGTTAAGAAGATAAAGGGCTTCTTCTTGTAATTTGCAGAAATAATCAATTAATTCATCTGCGAACTTAAACTTTCTTTCGTTCAATTTTGGAGACAGCCAGTCTTTAGCCTTTGATGCAGCATAAACCGCAGCTCCTGCCATAAGAGCGTTTGAGAATGCACTGATCCAGTCAGTGAGCATCTTCCCACCATCATTAAACACGGCCTTAAGCAACACTAAAGTACCAACTATGCATAAGGCACTTACCGAAAGGATTAGAATTTTATTAGTTTTATTCACATGTAATCCATCAATTCTGTGATTGAAATCTGTAAGTACTTAACGTTACACTAATGATCCCCTGTTCAGCACCGTCCGTCCATTCGGGGTTTGTTACCTGGTACTGTTCAGGGGGTTGATTGATAATTATTTGTTTACTATATTGTTCTTTGAAATTTGAAAGTAAGTTTCGAAATCATGCTTAAAGAATTCATTATAATCTCTTTCGAATTTTTTTTCAGCTGTCTTAATCCTTTCTATCATATCAGTAACTAATGCTGTTATTTGTTCGTTGCTAATTCTTTTAGGTTTTCCGACTATTGATTTCAAATAACCCCATAAGCGGTTGTGGCGTTTTTGTATTTCAAAATATGAAGAGGTTAACGTCTTGAATTTAACATTGGAGTCGTCAGTGAAATACCAACCTAAGATTTTTAGTTTGTCTAAATTTATTTTCATGCTGAAAGGACTAATTGATAATTTACGGAAGTATTCCAGGTTAGACTCGCAATTCGCTAAGGAAACAAAATCTTCAAGATTATTTGAAATGTTGTTTATTTCAAAAACCAATATATCAGCAGTGTAAACAGAATTATAAACATTATTTTTTAGTTCATGTAAGTCATTCATGAAAAAGTTTTTAGCTATATTATAACCATCTTCATGTTTTTTCTGACCTAACCAATCTGGTGCTTTCTTTAATGCTATAAAAGCTACAACAAATGTACCTGTTGTTGCTACAGCACTCAACCCTGCCCACCAGTCAGCCGCCTTTCCAAGCTCTACCTTGCTACCCTGCACCAGTACCATCACACCAGTAAGCAACAGCATTCCTACTATACTAAGTAGAAGTATGTTAATAACTTTTAGTACACGATCCATTGTTAATCCTGTAAAACATAAATGAATCTACGGGGTATAGAACAGCCCTGAACAATACTTGTCATCACCAATACTGTTCAGGGTAAGCATCTTAGAATTTTAAGTTATCAATAGTTGAGTGATAACTTTGCTCTTCATTTTTTTTCTCTTCAAATTTCATATTAACTTTTTCAAAGCGTTCCTTCAAATCATCTACAAAAGATTGTAAATCATTAATAGGGCAATAAAAATCAAGTAAATGTAACTCTTTATTCTTAAATTGGCAATTGTTCACGTTGTAACTCATGTATCCATTGCTTCTATAAGTTTCTGCCCATTCTTCTGTGGGAGTTTCTGATAATTTAAAAATCATTAATTTAAAAGTTTCATTTTCTTTATCGTATACAGATTTGTTTTTATCGAATCCAGAAATTACTATTTTATCGTTTGTCATTGTTAGCAACCTTGTATGAAAAGCCCATCGAGCATTATCGCTATAACCTGCGAACTATCCTACAACAACTAACAAGTACTTGATATCTCTCTCAGAATGGAAGTTCACCCTGATCACAAAACCAATCTTCATCGTGTGCTTCATGCATACGCCGTACAGCGTTAAGGTATGTCAGATCGTCAAGTACTCTCTCTAACGGTTCGTCATAGAGCAGTACAAAGCAATCCCTTTCGACAACGCCCAGCCAGTACTGCTTGTACTGATTCTGGAAGAACACACGATCACCTATATGGTAATCCTCTAACGACGACCCCCAGTAACACACAGTAGCCCAGTACCCCAGATGTACAAACCGCTGTACTCCGCTGCTTATCGATGGAGCAAATCCGTCTTTGTTCGCCATAATGCAATCCTCAATTACTGTATACGTATACAGTATTGCAGTTGCGATAAACATATGTAAAGTCGTTGTTAGAAATTTGTTGAGGCTAAACCAAATGAGAAGCATTAGTTATGTAATCAGTTCAATTGCATTTGAAACCCAACTCTACGAGTCAATGAGTACAGAGGAACTAACTAAACGAACAAATGCATCATTATCAATGATATCCAAATTCGAAAAGGGAGAAATTAAACCAAATTCGTTAGAGTTAGGTAGTGCTTGTTGTCTACTTATATCCTTATCAGAGGAATACGCTAATCACCAACATTGGAAAACGATTGAAAGACTGTACGCTGGTGTAAAGCCAGAGTCAGTAAAAGTGGAAGTACTATCATTGAGAGATGACTATATTAAAGATAAAGTAAAAAGCTGACTTCTTAATAGCATTCTCAATGAAACAAGTAATGTACTTCTATTGTTGAGTGCAGGGGGATTTAGTAAGTATAATTTATTCAAATCAAACTGAAAATAAACCATAATAAAAAATCAGGAATAGAATGCAAAATGTACTAAATGCAGCTCGTGTAATCGCAGACGACACACGGTCATTCGAAGCATTGTCTGATGAAGAAAGTATCCGTTTAACACACAAAGCATTAGATCTAATTTTGAAATTTGAGCAAGGAACAGAAGAAACAACCGCATTCGATTTGGGGAAGGCATGTTGCCTTTTGATGACAGTGTTAAAAGACTTTATGAATGTTCAGTACTGGCAAACAGTACAGGAGCTTTATTCCGGCGTTAACCACAAATTTTATAAAGATGAAATCGTAGCAATTCGTGATTACTATTTAGAACACCTTATAGAACAACCTGTATCGCATTCTGCACAACGTTGATTAGCACAATGCAGGGATGCGTTTAATTCGTTATAACTTCATACAGAGCGATACAGGCACGTTTAAAAGGTACTCGGCAGGTACACTCCATCGGGAGTGTTCGGCAGGCCGATCTTTTGTATGTATATACGTTTTTTTGATCAGCCCGCACCGCAGATTAAATTACGGCAAATCCAATCTTGTTATCAGTACATGGACATTCTATTTCATCACCACAGTTGCAAAGTTTAACTACTTTGCTGTAGCCGTAGTACCAATCATTAACGAACTCATTCATTTTCTTCATGTTATGAGGTTCGCAATTAAGATGAAAACCTACACACCAAAATGATCTTTGTTCTAATAGACATTTTCTAAGAGCATTGATTTTTTTTACGTCTTTATTAAATCCATTAATTAAAGTTTGCGGGCTTCTTGAGCATTTTAATTCAAGGAAAATATATGAATTAACACGTGTACGCTTTTTTCTGAAAGCCAAGTCGATGAACATTTTATATTTGTCACGAAGTACCCGCCTATCTGGAAACGCCGGTATTTCTCGCTCTACAAAGATATTAGGTAGTTGAGTTATGAAATACTCAAGTTCAACCTGTAACCATTTCTCCCAATCATTTCTTTTTCTCGTAAGAATCATTCTTAATCTTGCTCTTACTCCCTCATCTTTTAAAAATTCATCCATAATAGTTTTGACGGTGTTTGAATCAGCTTTATCAGTCATTTTTACTCCCTCTATTTTAATAATACATTATCGGCAAAATCTATAAATACTTTAATGAATAATGGAGTTTGCAAAATATGATTAGTCTAAGAGCGATAGCTAAACAATACGGATACGATGAAAGTACTGTACGACAATGGAAAGCAAAAGGGATGCCCTTAACAAATGAAGATGAAACAAGGCAATGGATCATTGACCACATTCTGGTTCCATTACGCCAAACAGATATACGTGAACAAATAGAATTAGAACGTTTGCGTAAAATGCGTGCAGAAGCTGATTTAGTAGAAGCCGAAGTACAATTAAGTACTGAGCAAATGATTACTGTCGATGAAGTACAAAAAGAATTAACCGCATTCTTTAAAATATTCAGAGATTATTTCCGCACATTACCTAACAAAATACACCATGAAGTATTTGAACAGGATTCAGCATTAAAAGTTAAGCGAGTACTACAACAGCGAATCGATGAATTACTAACTGAAATCGGCGATATGAAGTACGAAGTAACAGACGAACCAGGCGAGGATGCCGAAGATGAAAACAAGCAAGATAATGAAAGTACTTAAACGTACTATCAAAATATTAAAACCACCTCAGAAATATAAGCCCTCAGAATGGGCAGAGAAACATTTAGTACTACCGGATGGTGCATCAGCCGGACAGAAGTTAAAGCTATATTCATTTCAGAAAGAAATGTTAGATATTGTCGATGATGATCGATATCGAAAGATTATCTATAAAACATCAGCCCAAATTGCAAAAACTACATTACTTAATAGTGCAGTTTTTTATTGGATGGCAACTGATAGTTCTAACATTGGTATCGCCCAAAGTTCATTAGCAGAGTTGAAACAATGGAAGTCAGCAAAAATTGATAAAACAATTGAACATGTGCCAGTACTATCAGCGTTAGTTACCGATAAAAACGACAAAACGAAAGCAAATAATCAACAGCAGACCGAATTAAAAGACGGTAGTTTCTTGTACTTTATGACTTTAGGATCTGCGAAAGCATTACGCGGCAAAACGCTTAAACGGATAGTACTTGATGAAGTATCGGCAATTGATCAGAACTCAGAAGAAGGTAATCCAATACGTCTTGGAGAACAGAGGGTTTCTCACTTCGGAAAGGAAGCAAAAATACTTATTTCAAGTACTCCTACATTTTCAGGTGATGCAATCGATGTTGAGTACCAGAACAGTGATCAACGTGAGTACTTTGTAAAATGTTATCACTGCCAGCATGAACATACGTTACGCTGGGAGAATGTTCGCTTTGAGTGGAAGAAGAACGGCAAACGTAATATTCCAGATTCCAGTACAGCAAAGTTACATTGTCCAGAATGTGAAAATGAAATTACTGAATCTCAACGTATTAAGATGGTAGCTGGTGGACGTTGGATCACACAGAATCCAGAAGTAACTGATACTGCGGGTTTCTATATTAATCGCCTGTACAGTCCTAACAGTACTATTCAGGCTATCGCAAAAGAATTTGAAATGGCATGGTATGAGTACAATTATCAAAGTTTCTATAATACTGTTTTAGGTTTACATTATTCAGACCTACAAGAAGATATCGATGATTTAGCATTAGAGAACTTACGTGATGATACCTTTGATTTATATAATATACCTGATTCAGTACTGGGAATTGTTGTCGGTTGCGATCAGCAATTACAGCGTATCGAAAGTCAGGTATTAGGTTTTAATGAAACTGAATTATTCGTTTTAGGGTATCGATACTTCTACAGTCCTAACTGTGAGATCAAAGGTGCAAAGGCTTATTCAGATCTTGCAGCGTTTTGTAATCAGAAGTTCAAGTCAGTATCCGGGCGTGAATTACCAGTACTTAAAGTTGCCGTTGACGGTGGTAATGGACGTGCTATGCAGACAGTAAATAGTTTCTGTCAGCAGCATAAGAAATTTGAAATGATTAAGGGATCATCCAGTACTTCAGGTGACTTGTTCAAGCGTAGTACTACCGATGGTAGACAGTTTTACATGCTGAACGTACACGAGGGTAAGACATGGGTACGCAGCCTGCTTAACAACGCTATAGCAGGTACAGATACACCGTTAACGATACGTTTTGCACACGATCTACCTGATGACTACTTTGATCAGCTCACATCTGAAAATTTAGAACGTACTGGTTCTGGTGTTCGATGGAAGCAGATCACAGGACGAAGGAACGAGGCGTTAGATACATTAGTCTATTCATTATGCATGATGAAACTGGCACTCAGTAAATTAGGGGGATTACCTTTTAAGAAATTGCGGGAGTACCGAAGTACTAAACGACAAGAAATAGAACCAGATAATATACCTGTCGAACAACCTACCGAAACCAGAAATAAAAGTACTAAATATACTAAACCAACTAACAAAACCAGTATCGGTAAATCATGGTTCGGATAGGGATAAATAAAAATGAAAGAAACAATCTATATCGGTGAAGTTCTCTATGAAGTACTACAGCCTAATATGACAATTAAAATCGGGAATAGTACTAATACGTTATTCACACACAGTACGCAGGATGAAACTGAATCAGTAGCTATTGATACCTCAGAATGGCAATCAGGCTATTACTCAGTTGTATATAACAATAATAGTGAACTAACAATTAGTACTGTAACCGTCATTGATCCAATGGCACAGACCGACAGATTAACAGAACTTCAAACACAATTAGATGATATTAACAGCATTATTACTGCACGTATTAACGGTGATACCCATACGTTAACCATCAATAATAAGACCTTAATGAAAGAAGATCTTAACACTTTGATTAATCTCAAAAACAATATCACTAAACAGGTAAATGACCTGAAACGTAAACTAACTAAGGGCAATACAGGCTTTTTTAAAAGTACTATTCATTGCCGCTAATAACAGGAGATCACAAGGATGTGGCCTTTTAATAAACGGCAAATTGAACAACAGCCAGAACTACCGAAGAAACTAAGTCAGCCACGTAGGTATCAAACCACTAATACAGAGTTTAAAGCTAACACACGTTCACTTACTGGATTACCTAATAAGATCTTAGGATCATACGGTACTGGTGTTCAGAACGTTAATATCAATGCTGTTCTACGACAGTCTCTAACCGGCTTACGCGATGCCAGCCGTTCTCTGGTACTACAGAATCCGTATGCACGTCAGTACGTGACCCTATCGGCTGGTACTGTAGCTGGTGCAGACGGTATCACAGTACGAACTTCACCAATTGGCATCAATGGACAAACTGATCCAGTACTGGCAGACCGCTTAGACAAGCTGTTTTACGAGTGGGCATCAAATGCTAACCGATTCAGTGCTGACGGTACTATCAGCTTTGATACCTTCCAGGCTCTTGTAGAGCGTTCAAGAGCTACAGATGGTGAATGTTTCGTTCGACTACATAGCGATGGTGATGAACTACAGGTATCTATCATCGATGCAGCACGTATACCCAGTACTAAGAACGAACTTCTAAAAGACGGTGCATACATCAGTAATGGTATTGAGCGTGATAAACAAGGTCGGGTATTGGCCTATCATGTGGCAGATATCAATCCCTTGAATTACACCATCCAGACTAACAGTACTCAACGAATCCCAGCCAGTGAGATTCTGCATTACTTCATCCCAGAATTTCCCGGACAGGAAAGGGGATTCCCGGATTGTATCGCAGTAATTAAAACTCTTGATGACTTCAATAGCTACAACGAAGCAACTGTACTACAGAAGAAGATCGCAAGTTCAGCTATGGGATTCATTACCAATAGCGATAACACGCAAGAGGAATTATTAGATGGTGAGAATCCAGATCGTGAGTATGTCGAGTACTTTGAACCGGGGAGTATCAAAGAACTTGCCCCCGGCCAGCAGATCCAGACTCTTAACCCACAGGCAGGTACAGACAAGATTACAGAGTTCTATGATGCTGTTCTAACAACTATTAGTACTGGCCTGGGTATTCCGAAACAATCACTGATTTCTGATACAAGTTCTGCAAGTTATTCAGCAAGTAAATTAGCTGATCGTATGTCACGTGAAGGATTCAAAACACGCTCTAATTTACTCATCAGTAAAGTACTCAAACCTATCTACCGTGAATTTATTAAACGGATCATGGTGACTGAACTTAATAACCTAAGCTTCACTAATTTTGAAAATATTGCCAGTGTGAACTTTATAACAGTGCGGCAGATATCACTTGATCCAAATAAAGATGCACAGTACGAGCAAGTACTATTAGAAATGGGCGTTAAATCGAAGTCTCAAATTATCCGTGATTTAGGCATGGAACCTCAGCACGTATTTGAAGAACTTAAACGAGAAGCGGAGATAAATAAAACAGAAGATAAAAACGAACAAGGAAGTTCAAATAATGAAATACAACAAAAACCAGAAACGGGAGATGACGTTAACGAGTGACGTACTTTCCGATACAGACAATCGTACTGTATCCCTTGCATTTAGTTCGGAAAATCCAGTTGTACGTAATATTGGTGGGCAGGAATATAACGAAATTCTTTTGCATAATCCTGAGAATATTAGTCTTGAACGTCTGCAAAACAAAGCCGCACTACTATTCAACCATGATTTCGATAATCACATTGGTGTAATTGAATCTGCATCGATCGATTCTGATCATATTGGGCGGGCATTAGTACGTTTTAGCTCAGTGGGTATTGGTGCTGAAAAATATGAAATGGTACGTGAAGGTACTTTAAGCAAAGTTTCAGTAGGTTATTCCATTCTTGATTATCGAATTGAAGGCGACAACCTGTTAGTTACCAAATGGGAACCTTACGAAATCAGTATGGTTTCAGTACCGGCAGATGATCAAGTAGGTGTAGGCCGCTCGCTCGAAGAAGAAAAAGATGAATCAGCACACGATCAAACAAGTACTGAAATTACTGGTGATGGTACTGAACCTACTACCGAAGAAATTCAAGTTACCGAACGGGAAGAAGCCGAACGAGCACAAGAACCAGAAGAAGTACACGAAACAGATTCAATAAATAATACAGAACAAAAAGATTTTAATTCTGAACCAGAACAGGAAGTTCAGGCAGAGGATGAATCTGACGAAAAAACACGAATTGCAGAAATTAAGGCAATTTCTCGTACTTTCAATATTAACGCTGAAATTACTAATTCAGCAATCAGTACTGGCATAAGCATTGATGCTTTCAAACGCCAGGTAATGAACAAACAAACTATTATCAAGGAAGATAAAAAAATGGAATTTTCTCTTAATTCTCTAATCCGTTCTATTATGGATGGTGATAAAACTGGCATTCAATATGGTAACAAGGGTGTTATTGTACGTGATGCTGATTTTGTTAATGCAGTTCGTGCTGGTGTAACTACTACCACTGCAAAAGATGTAATTCACACTGATGTACTTTACGGTTCATTCATTGATGTACTACGTGCTGAATCAGTACTAAAGAATTTCCCAGTACAAATGTATACCGGGCTAACTTCTGAAATTGCTCTACCAAAGCTATCTGGTGATTTTACCGCTGGTTTCGGTTTTATTTCTGAAAATGGCGTATCACCAGAAGTTGATGCTAATTTTGAATCAGTAGTAATGAAGCCAAAAACCTTCACTGGTTCTGTACCACTAAGCCGCAGCGTAGTTAAGTCTTGTCCTCAGATTGAACAAATCGTTACCCAGGCAATCGTTGCAGGTTCTGCCGAACGTCTTGAAACCCTAATCATGCAGGGTATCGTTGCAGCAGCACAGGCCGCTGGTAAAGTACAAACCGTAGATGCATACGATTATGCAACTATCGTTGCCGCTCAGGGTGCATTAGGTGATGAAGGTGTACCGTTCAGCTCTATCAGTGCTGTTATGAGTCCACAAACCAAAGCGACTCTACGTGCAACCCTACGCGGTACTAATACCGCAGCCGTTTATCTCTTCGATGATGGCGATCTATGCGGTGTACCTGCTTATGACTCTAAAGTACTTGCAGGCCAGGATTTCATTATTCTCGGTGATTTCTCCAAAGTAGCGATTGCACAATGGGGTGATGCACTTGAGTTAGATATGGACGATACCACAAACCGTAATCGCGGTTCTGTTATCGCTCGCGTATGGGCAGATCTCGATTTTGTACTTACCAATCCAGAAGCATTCCGCGTAATTAAACTGGCTTAATGTTATGAGAACATTCAAATCAAATGATATGGATGTTCTGCTTGATAGTTTTGGCCAACAATTAGTACTCGATAATGGCAGTACCATTACTGTCATTTTCGAACAGTCCGAAATAGCAATTCAAACAACCGAAGGACTTATACAAACCACAGAAAATTATTTTACATGTCGAATTGATCAAATCACCTATGATGATACTTTTGTACTGAATATTGTTCGGTACGAAATTTATAACATCATTGATGATCTGTCAGGTTTATGTAACGTTTATTATAGAGAGGTCTGATTACATGAATATTTCAATAATTAAAAATCATGTGTCAGACCTTTTTGTTTCTGTAGGTCTTAAAATACGTAAAGCTAACAAAACTAATATACAGACATCCGGCGATTACATTCTGATGATCAGCAACGTAACCGAACAGTACGAACAAATGGATTACAGTACACGTCATTCAGTCATTTTAACGATGGACGTATTAGTAACGTCACAGAGTGAATCTAATGCACAAACGATAATGGATAAAGTACATTCAGTATTATTCAGTACTGATTTAATTACTGGCCTGTTAGATAAAGGGGTAAATGTAAGTTCACTTAAAGTACTCTCAGTCGTCGATGATACCGATCCCGATACAGCTATAAATACCATTATGACAACGTGCCAGATTACTTACATTGCACGTCAACCTAATGGAGAATAATAACAATGGCAGGGATAATGCTCGGCAACAGGACGTTGCTATCTTACAGTACCGATCTGAATAATACATATCCAACATCAATCTATACTAATATTGATAATCTGGCAGCATTCCCAGAAGTCAAAATAAACAGTACCACACAAACAATCGAAACATATGATCAGGAATTTACAAGTATCATTACTGGTGGTCTTAAAATCAGTAATGTCAGCATTGTAGTAAATTATGAGCCAACTAATACAGGTCATATGTTCCTCAGCAATGCATATGCTGCGAATCGTTCATTTCAGTTAAAGTTCAGTCTTTATGAAAGTCAGACATCACTACGCCAGAACTATATTATTCTGAATGGTCGTATTACTGCACAAAAAGATGACGCTGATATTAATAAAGTATACGGGCGTACCTGGACTTTTACGCCTGATTCTATAGTCCGTCAGGGAACGATTGATGACCAGATCCCATTAGTACTGGGTAATTTTGGGGTAGGGGCTGATGGTATTACCGTACCGCATTATGAATCAGACGGTGGTAACTCATTCATTAAAGTACCAGCAACAAGCACGATGAATCCTGGCGGTGTTGATCTACTGGGCGTTGGCCTTGTAGATGGTGGCGGTATGAGTAAAGCACAGATGGTCGTTACCGAATCAGGTACACCACGCCTGTACATTAAGAATACCGATAGTACCGTATACGATCAGGTATACAGCACAGCCAATAAACCAGTACTTAACGCAGGTGCAACACAGGGTGTTCAGGGTACATTGCCTATCAGTTCTGGCGGTACTGGGGCAACCGTAGCCGCTACAGCGTTGAGTAACCTGAACGGCCTACCAAAGACAGGCGGTACTTTAACAGGTGCTCTTACAGGCACAGCATTAACGCTATCCAGTACCTTATCTGTTACTGGCGTAGCGACAATGAACAATACGATTAACCAGGACGGTGTAGCGGCAGCTACTTACGGCCATACGTCACTATCTGCAGCCGCAGCAGGTACTAAATCATATTTGCGTAAAATGCGTGGTGGCAATGGGGATACCATCTTTCATGAAACCGTACAGTCAGGTAACTACCGCCTTGCTACCGGGGCGAGTACCGACAGTTCTGATGCACTGACATTATCCAGTACTGGCAACTTAACGATTACTGGTGGTCTTTACGCTTCATCTGCAACGTTGAGTACTGCATTACCGATCAGCTCTGGCGGTACTGCTGCAAGTACTGCAATCACTGCATTACAGAATCTAAACGGCGTACCACAAACCACTACTGTGAACGGTAAAGCTTTAACCGGTAATATTGTATTAGCACAGGCAGACATTGCAGGTACTGTACCCACAAGCCGTACTGTGAATGGTAAGGCATTGACGGGTAATATTGTATTAGCACAAGCAGATATCTCAGGAACAGTACCAACAACACTAACCATTAATGGCAAACCTTTAACTGGTAATGTAGTTCTGTCAAATAATGATATTTCTGGTTTCGGTAATTCAAGTACTTACGATATCGGTACATCAGGTGCTAATGTTCCGCTATTGAGTAATAGTAATGTATGGATTGCATCTCAAACCCTTGAAGGCGGTCTGAGTGTTGGTCCTTCACGTACAGGATCAGTAGGAATTGAATTAGGAAGTTTAACAACCGCAGGTACTGCCTTTCTTGATTTTCATTGTTCTGGTTTTAATAATGATTACGATGCAAGGATAAGTGCGACAGGCGGTATTTCTGGAAGCTCAAATCAGGGAACCCTAACGCTATCAGGTAGTAAATTACAATTTAATGGTATTCCATCATTTAATACTGCAATTCCTGTTGCAAGTGGCGGTACAGGCGGTTCCTCTGCATCTGGTGCATTAACTAATTTAGGGGCAGTAAGTACCGCAAGAAAGGTAAATGGATATACTTTAACTTATGATATTGTATTAAATGCTGACGATGTCAATGCACTACCTTCTCGTGGTCTTATTCCAGTAGGTACTGACCTGAATGATTTAGATGGAACGGTACAGGGTTATTATCAACAGCCTTTAAATGCAAATGCCACAGCAGTACTTAACTATCCTGCTCAGTATGCAGGTACATTAGTAGTACTACAAAACTCAGCAACGCATGTTAAAAGCTGTACGCAAATGTATTACCGCTATAATTCTAATGATTTATATACTCGCACCGGATATTCGAACGGGTATGGTGTTATTAATTGGAGTGCCTGGGGTATGTACACTTACACCGATATTAACGGTGTAAATAGCTCTATTAAGTCTCTTGCTGGGTTAACGACACCATTAGTACCCCAAACCAGAAAAGTTAATAACAAAGTACTTTCAAGTGATATTGTTTTAGCACAGTCAGATATTGCAGGCACAGTACCAACATCATTAACAATTAATGGAAAACCGCTTACAGGTAATGTAGTACTTACAAATACCGATGTTTCGGGAAGTGCGTCATCTGGAGCAAATAGTGATATTACAAGTTTAACAGGTCTTACTACTGCTCTCAGCATTGCACAGGGGGGTACTGGTAGCACTTCTGCAAGTGCAGCGTTAAGTACTCTCGGCGGTATGCCTAAATCTGGTGGTACATTCTCTGGTGCAGTAGGTGTATCAAGTACTTTAGCAGTTACAGGTACTCTGACCACAAGTAACAGTCTAATTCAGGACGGTGTTACACAAACTACATATTGCCAAACTGCGTTAAGTTCTGGTGCGGCAGGTAATAAATCATATCTGCGTAAATTCCGTGGCGGTACTGGTAATACAATATTCCATGAAACTGTACAGGGTGATAATTATCGTATTGCCTCCGGTACTACTGATACAACAGATGCAATGACATTATCAAGTACTGGCGACCTTACTACCTCTCATCTGACAGTAAAAGATAATGATGCAACCTTACCGGGTACTGGCAGCACTGTTTATGGTGGTCGATTAAAATCACAGTACACAGTCAATGGTGTTGAAAAAACATCCTCTTATTTGCAATCAGTTAAACGTATTGAGTGGGATTACTCTATAGCACGCCTGTTTGTGAATCAGACAGGTGGTGGAACCGATACGGCACAATCACGATATTTTGACTTTTTGTCCAATGGCAACGTGCAAATTCCGGGACGTATGTTTATGGGTAGTCCGGCTGTTAACTCGTGGTGGAACTCAGCACAACCCCACTATGCCGCCTATTACACGGACACAGCCACAGACACTCCGGGTAACGGGGCTATAGCTGGCCTTTCTTGGGGGTATCAGCATGGCGGGGGCTATAATCTGCGAACAATGTGGGGGAATGTCGGAAATGGTACGGTGAACTGGGGTAACACCGCAATGACCCAGTTTGGGGACAGCGGTTCTAAGGTCCGCTACTGGTACTTCACTCCCGTAAATGGAGATCTTGTCACGTCAACATCTGGGGATGGGGGTTTTGCTGGTAACTATACTTTCCAGAAAGCAGCAACATCTGACGCAACACTGAAACATGATATTGAATATAACGATGGTAAACAATCTTACGATAATATCAAAATGCTAAAGCCTTGTACTTTCGTATATAACTTTGATGAGTTAAATCGGAAAAGGCGAGGTATTATTGCACAAGATGCATTACGTGATATTGACAGTGAGTACGTTAAATTAGTACCAGCCGCATCAGAATATGATGATGAAGGTAATCGTATCGATAAAGATGATACATTGGCACTTGATAATAACGTCATTATGATGGATACCGCTCTTGCATTACGATATTCAATTGAAAAAATGGAAGCAATGCAGGCTGAACTTGCAGAACTAAAAGCAATCGTAGCAGCACTAAATAAATAAGAATAAACATACAATTCAGTACTGAAAGGATTCGGTACTGAATATCTATTAACTATGATAAGGAAATCATATGGCAAGCACAATGGGTATTTTTACCGGTTCAAACCTTACAGTAGGAATCGGTACTGCCGGATCGACTGTTGCAACAATCTTTACACCAATTCCAGAAATTGCAGCGTTTCCGGGTACTGGCAGTACTGCAACAGTAATTGAAGTTGTTAGTTTTGATACAAGCGTAAACCGTAAACTTGTAGGATCTAAAACAAATGCAGACGTAACATTACAGGTAAACTGGATTCCAGATAATACCGTTCATCAACAACTAATTACTGCTTTTGAAAACCAAACACGTATTCAACTGAAATTTAGCTATTTTCAGGATGCGACTAAAACTACTGGTACTTATGTTGTTTACAATGGTTTCATCACAGAAAGAAAAGTTGAAGGTGATCGCGATAAACAAGTAACACTTTCTCTTAATTTTGCATGTGATGGGGCATATATAGCACAGGGAGTACTTCCATAATGGATATTCATACTCTTTTTTCTGCATTAAAACCAGAACTTCATAAAGTAACTTTAAAGAACGGTGCCGAACTCTATGTTCACCGTCCTGCTATTAGTAATTTTGAAAAGTGTACAGATGCTAAAAGTACTTTGCTTTTTACCGTCAGTAATGAAGAAGGACAGCCTATTTTCTCTGATGTAGATGAAGACGGGAAGATTAATGTAAATTACATTGATGCACTGATTGTCTCTGAAATTAACGGTGAAGTCATGAAGCTATGGCCTAAAGCAGAAGAACCGCAGATTCAGGATGAGATCGAAAAAAAATAAGAAACAATCCACGTTTGATGTTTGCCCTGAAACTAATTAACAAACGTGGGTTGAGTCCATCTGAACTGGAAGCATTAGATCCAGAACTTTTTGAATACCTGATGATTTACGATTCCAGTATTGAACCTTCTGGAGCGAGATTTGACCATATCAAGTATTCAAACCTTGCTCATTTGATCTTAATGTCCTCTGGTAATTTAACCGAAGCAGGTATGAAAAAGGCCAGTGTTCAGGACTGGGATATGTACGGATTGCTTTCAAATAAGACAGTACATGAACGTATTCAGGAAGAAATCGATTTAGAACAATCAAAACAACAATTACAAAACGCCGCAATGATGCAGTTCATTACTGGCGGTACGGGGGCTAATAATGGCACAGAATAATCAACAATTAGTTTTTAACATCAATGGTAATGCTACTGGATTACAACGTGCCTTAGCCTCAGCCGGTAATAGTCTCAACAGTTTCAGTACTCAAGCTGGCGGATCACTATCTTCATTATCAGGGCAGTTTGTAGGATTAACCGGACACATCGGTGGTATGAATACTGGAGTACTGGCATTAGCTGGCGGCTTTGGTGCTCTTACAGCGGTCATAGCATCACAAGTGAACGCAGCAAGTGATTACGTTAAAGTACTTAATGATGCAGCTAACAGTTCAGGTATGACTGTAGAGCAACTACAGAAGCTGAAAGGTGCTTTTGGTTCTCTTAATATCGAATATGATACTTTTGCACAGTACAATATCAACTCCAAAGATCATATGGGTGACTTTTTTAGAGAAGGTAAAGGCGGCTTCGGGGATGATCTAAAAGCATGGGGTATAAATCTTCAAGGCTTTACTAAGTACATGAATGATGCAGATGGCGGTATAAAGATGATCATCAAGACATTCTATGAACTGCAAAAAGCAGGTAAGTCGAATGCAGAGATCACTAATGCTATGGAATCCATCGCATCAGATAGTTCAAAACTCATTCCAGTACTTAGACAGTACAAATCAGAAGTAGAAGCAATTAATGCAATTGAACAACAACATGCAGGAATTACTAACGAAACTGCAAGAGCATATGCATTATATGAACAGAACATTGCACAATTAGAACGTAACTTCCAGGAGTTCAGAGTAAATGCTTTACTGCCAGTAATTGAGGCATTGAACGAGTTACGCAACATTTTTGCAGGTGAATGGAGTTTTCCTTCATTTGATCAGATGGGTGCAAACTTAAAACGATTTGCATATGACTTTGCATCATTGGGTAATCATCACGCTTTGCCTGATTCGTGGGGGCAGGGGCAGTATTCAAACAGTGCAATGCCAAAGACAGAACCAACCAAACCGGACAGTACTAAACCCTATGTTCTACGCGATCCCGAAGGTGAGAAGAAAGCAACCGATGCCGCTAAAGCGTTAGCACAAAAGCAGGTGCAGGCACGTATCAATCTGAATCAGATAATGTCACAGTTAGGGCGTAATGAGTCTGAAACACGCATTCTACAATATAATTACACTCAAAATGAGTTACGGAAAAAGCTGGATGAATCGTTAAGTACTCTGAATCTTAATGAAGAACAGAAAACCAAAATCATTGCAAGACAAGAACAGGCACGATTAGAAGGCAGTAAACGTATTATCACAGAAATGCTTGAAGCAAGTGAACCTAAACAGTTATCAGAAAACCTCGCAGCGTTGAGTATTGGTAATGTACAAAATATTACTCCTGAACATATCCAGAAAATGCTATCTGCACAGGATGTACGCTCTGGATTAGTTGATGAAAGTAATCCGTTCGGTAATCAGGATGCCATTAAAAGGCAACAGGATGAACTCTACAAACAACGTGATTTTGAAATTCAGATTGATCAGCAACTTTATGCTGACAAATTAATCTCTAAGGAACAATTTGAAAAGCGTAAAGCTGAACTAACCAGCAGGTACAATAACAAAGCGGCACAGGTAGAACGCCAGAACAGCCAGGCACAGATACAGACCTTTGCTGATACGGCAACAAGTATCGGTACTATGCTCGAAGGTGTTGCAGGGAAGGGTAACAAAGCGGCTCAGGCGGCGTTTATCGTTGGTAAGTCGATTAGTATTGCCAACATCGTTATGAAGATACAGGAAGCCCTCGCTAACGCTATGGCTACGCCGTGGCCTGCTAACTTTGCCAACTATGCACAGGTAGCAAGTTTAGGGGCAAGTATTATCAGTACTGCACGTGGTACACAAATTCAGGGTCAGGCTCACAGTGGTATTGATTCAGTACCTAAGCTGGGTGGACGTGATGAAAGTACATGGGTACTGAAAGCAGGTGAACGTGTGGTTAACAATAATACCAATCGTGATTTGACTCAATTCCTGAAACAACAGGATAAGTCAGATAATAGTGGTACTGGTCAGACAGTAATCAATGCACCTTTAGTAGTTAATGGCGGTGGGCAGATTACCGATCAACAATTCCAGACGATGCTAAAGAAACATTCTGCAAATGTGATGCAGGCAGTAAGAGCCGCACAGACAAGAAGTACTTAAAAATGATCCAACGGTCGATGTTAAATCCTTAATAAATGGTAGTACCGTTGGATCATTTTCATTAACACAAGGCCAGCTAAATGCTGGCTTTTTTACATCCTGGATTCGGATAAATACTGTAAATCCAGGAGAATTTAAAATGGTTTTATTTACGAACAATATAAAAATTAGTGACTTCAAGTTACAAAGTACTGAACCTGCCTATTCAAATAAGAGTTGGGCGGGTACACAGATCCGACGCAGTACAGGTATTCAGTACTATCAAATCAGTTTCAATTTGCAATTCAACCAGGCAGACAGACAAGAAGTACTTAATTTTGTTGGTCAATACTCACAGGGTAAACCGTTTGCTTTTGAGTTAGGTTATTTCAGTCAATATACAGGAAAACATATAGGTACAGTATCAAGTACTGCAACCGTTAATAAGGGCGGCACTGTCATTCAATGCAATAGTAATGTACTGGAGGTAGGTACATTAGTTACATTCCAGAATAGCACTAAAATTCATCGTATTATAGCCAATTCCGGTACATCTATTACCGTGTTTCCGGCATTACGAAACAATGTACAGGCAGGTGAGATAATCCGTTATCAGGGCATTTCAGGTACATTCATTATTGATGTTGATTGTAATCTTGATTTGCAATCTACCAACATAATGTCGCTGCAAGTGAAAGCAACGGAGGCATTATAATGAACTCTGCAATATTCACTAATCCAGAACTTTTAAAATACTGGAACCTTACGAGAGGCGGTAACAAAAATCAGCTGTCAGTATCAGAACTAATGCAATTAGGCGTAACGGTTAAATGTGTTGATATATATCCAGTACAGGGAGCTGGCGTACAGGCACTTCATCTTAATGATGGTTACATTGACCTTAATATTAACGGCAATCTATATACCAGTTTTCCAGACTTCATTAATGATAGTTTCGGTTCATTCAGTGAACAGAAGGACATCAGTAATGATTCACTGGCTTTCAAAGTCAGTAACGTATCACAGTCATTTCAGGCACTGGCATTATCCGGGAATCTTAAAAATGCACAAGTTAATTTATGGTTAACAATACTTAACCCAGCAAACGGTACGGTACTTGATAATTCATTAATGTTCAGCGGTTATATTGACTACTTTGAATCAGTTTCAAATAACGACGATATAAAGAATGAACTTACAGTTTACGTTAACAGTATCTGGAAGAAACTGGACGTACAGCAACGTACTTTAGCCGCTAACTCCGTACATCAGAGTACACATAAAAATGATGAGTATTTTAGCCTATTAGGGAAAATTAATAGTCAGCAAACATGGAAGTATAAAAAATGAGACAAAATATAATTAAAATTCACAACATCGCCCAGGGATGTATTAGTACGGATTTCGCGTTAGGTCAAAATGATTGCAATATTCTGGTACTTAAAGTTATTGATCAGGTATGCGGTACTAACTATACCGATCTTGCTGTCGGTAAATACAAAACCATTAAAGCAGGCCAGAAATTATTCACTAAGCATGAGTTAGGCTCACTGGAAGATATCTGTAAACGTCATGGGCAGGAGGTAGATACGCCTGTGTTCGGTGACATCATGATTAACGGTATGCATGGTTCTGTAGTACTGGATGGTAAGTATCTTGCACTGAACGATGACAGTACTGGATTCAGTATCGCCGTATTGCCGTGGCTATATAACTGGAAGTTCTACCGGATCACTCCAGCGGAAGGGGGTGAATAATGGGAGGTAAAATTTCAGGTGCTGGGATAGTCGGTGCATTAATCACAGCCGTTGCAGTGGCGGCGGCAGCGTGGACGGGCGGGGCTTCATTAACTGCGGCGGCGGCTTGGGGTGCAGGAGCTGGTGCGGCCTCGTTGGTGGCAACATCCATGTTGTCACAGATGCCTGGTATTACTGCACACTCAGATAGTGCAACAACGTTAAGCCGAAGTCTCAGCCCGCAAAGCGGCATACCTATACTGTACGGTGAAAAAGTTAAATGCGGTTCAATAGTTAACTGGTACAACGTACAGAACAATAGCAGCCAGTACTTGTTTACCAGTCATGCTCTTGCAATGGGTGAAATCAATAAGGTCAGTCAAATCTGGATCGATGACGAACCAGTACTGACAAATCCAATCACAACAGAAGGTGTAGTAAGTTCTGGCAATATCAATGCAAAATACCGCGATCTTTTACAATTAGAGATTTATTTTGGCAACTCTAATTATACGGCGGGTAAAGTATTAGCTGGTACTTATGCTGGTACTCAATGGAATAACAGTAGCTTCAAAGGTAATGGAATCGTACAGATTTATACTGTTATCAAGAAAACTCAGAAATCATTGGAAGATAATTTACTGGTTAATGATAATTATGTACTTACCGCCGAATGTTCAGGTAAAAAGGTTTACGATCTCACAACCAGTACTACAATCGTCAGTAATAATCCAGTTAACCAGCTATATGACTATATTACCAATACTGAATATGGTCTTGCCGTGAGTCCGGGTAATATTGATTTAGCATCATTCCAGACAGCGGCACAATACTGTAATCTCTATAAAATGTTCAGTAATGGAGCAATCAATTATCAAGATACTTATAAATCAAACATTGAAAAGATGTTAATGACATTTGGCGGTATCACAAGTATTCATTGTGGTAAGTTATATTTGACTGTAGATATTCCAGCACTATCAGTACAGACATTTGACGAATCAACAATTTTCGGTGAGTTTACCAGTACCACTACAGGTATTAGTGACTACTTCAATACTATTGATGCAACATGGAAAAATACAACTAATAACTACTCAGATGACATCTTGCGTATTCCTTCTGATATTTCTGCAAGTGACATATTATCCAGTGATGGGCTTGTTATTACAAAGGCTCTTGATTACTCATGGGTGTATGATAAGTCTCAGGTAGAACATCTTATTAATATTGAATTACTCAAAGGTAAGTACTCTCACAATACAATAAGTTTCAGTACTGATTCAGGATGGGATTTAAAAGTATGGGATGTTATTACAGTTAACTTCCCTGAACATGGTTACAGTAACAAGCTGTTCCGTATCATTGGTAAATCGATCAGTACTAACACTGACAGTATCGGCATGGTTCAGTTGCAATGTGTTGACTACTTCCAGGGGATCTATGAAGGCGTAGATGTTCCTATGTACGGGTGGGAAGGTACTTTACCTTCACCAGTAGCAGTACAGCCACCGTCTAACCTATCCGTTGTTAAGAAGGGTGCAACCAATCAGGGGCAGACCGTTGTACTTACCTGGTTAGCCAGTATCGATCAGTATCTGCGTGGCTATTACGTTTATTACCGTCAGACAGGTACTCAGACATGGACGTATGGCGGGAGTACGAACCAGTACGTAATGTCCTACGAGCTATACGGCCTCACATCAGGGGTACAGTATGATTTCGCAGTAGCAGCCTATAACAACTTAGGGATCGTGTCTGAGAAGGTTACAAAGAACGGTGTAGTACCAGATTTTGCATTTACCCTGCCTGCTATTACAGGCTTGCAGCTTATCAACCGTGGAAGTACTGCAACTACTACCGATGCACTGGATTTCATTATTGGGTGGGATGATCAGTCTAATGTGAATGTGAACGGTAAGAAGTTCAGCGAGTACTTCAACAAGTACGAAATCATTGTGTATGACACTGGCATGGTGAAGAAACGTTCTCACTTCATCCAGGCTAACCAGTTCACATATACGTATACAATGAACAAGCTGGATACTCTAAGCCGTACCCGTACTTTCGGTGTTGTTGCGTGGGGTCATAACAGCAGTATCTATAGTGCAGAAGCACGTATCACAGTGACTAACCCACAATGCCCGGCTTTAACTGGCTTTACAGCTAATGCTGGTTATCAGTCGATATTCGTTCAATACGATAACCCAGAAGCAGGCGTAAGTGATTTTGCAGGCGTACAGGTGCAGGTTGCTACTAACAGTACCTTCACACAGAATATGAAATCGTTCGGTACTAACAATCCGTTTATGCATAGTTTCCCAGTACCTGATAACAAGTACTATGTACGGGCGGGTGCATATGATCAGTTCGGTATGGACTCAATAATCTATACGGCAGGTGTATATGTTGATCTGCAATCAAAAGTAAACTGGTCTGCACAGGATGAACAGTCACTAAATGATTTTCTACATTTGGACGGAAAGATCAGTACTGCTATCAGTGATGCAGTTACGCAGGCAAACGCGAACATCACTACTAAAATTGGTGCATCTGAAACTAAAACGACAAAGTTGATTACAGATGGTGATAATGCCAACGCCACTGCAATCACAAACCTAACCAGTAAGACAGCAAGTAATATCAGTGCAGCAGTCACTACTTTAAACCAGACAATCACAACTAAAGATACTGCACAAACCACAGCATTGAATGCACAGGTAAGTAGCATTAACAATAATATTACAAGCCAGGTTGCTACACTCAACAATACCATTACCACTAAAGACACAGCTCAAAGCACGGCATTGACTCAGGCTAAATCTGAGTTAAACGGTAATATTAGTTCTGTCAGTACTGCAATGACTACCAATATAGATGCACTAAAAAATACCGTTAATAGCCATTACGAATTGAAGGTAAACGCTAACGGTACTATTGCAGGTATGGGAATCTATGCTGATGCAAATACAAAAGCATCAGCGGTATATTTTGTAGCAGATGATTTTAAAATTATTACGGCAAAGACTTCTGGAAATGTTAGTAGTCCATTTATACCATTTGCGGTACAAAACGATAAGGTATATTTAAATACGGCGGTCATAGCTAATGCCTCCATCGGACAACTCCACCTAACCGCCGGGGCCGTCGGCACTTTACAGGTTCAGGACGGTTCGATCAATAACGCAAAAATTGGTACTCAGATTAGTTCAAACAACTGGAATGACGCCTGGCCTTCTGATGGTGGGCAGGGTTGGTGTATCCGTAAGGATGGTACAAGCTACTTCAATAATGGTTATTTCCGTGGGAGTATTTTTGCTGAAAATGGATATTTCAAAGGCGACGTATACGCGGAGAATGGATATTTTAAAGGTACTGTATATGCATCAGGTGGTTCATTCACTAATGGTACTTTCGTTAACTGTACAATTGATAATCTGAAAGCAAACAGCATTCAGGGTGATATCATGCGTATGTTTCTGTTAGGGGCAGGTGGTATAACAATCCCAGCAGAACCACAGTTTGCCCGTGTTCTGACGATTCCTTGTATCCCTGTAACTGTAAAAGGCGGATATGATGGTACATTTACCCCTCCACGAGAAACAACTAATACAAGTGCTGTTAGTATATATGCGAATGGAAATGTATTAGGCGGTGCAAATATATCTGCCAGAGGGCTGGAAAGTGATATCAGTGTTGGTTCCGTATCAATGACAATCCCAGCAGGCGTAGCGGTAACACTAACGATTCAGTTACGTTCAAATGGAAGTTTAATTACTTACAACGGGCCTGATTTAACAGTTATTGTAGGTAGAGCATAAGGACATAAAAATGATAACGACAACATTTCAGCCGGGGGCAACTCCGGCTAATGCAATAAGAGTACTCAATCAGCAAGGGCAAGCATACATTACTTCATTTCAATCAGAACTAACCAAACGTTGCCGGGCATTATCTAAACAGGTACAGGATGATATTAACAACACTGTTGATGGTGGTTCGGTAGCCTTTACTAAAAGGGCGATATTCTTCAACTTCGTACAGCATGGTAATGGAACCAGAACGAACCAGATCATAGTACGAGGTCAACAGGCTACATATCTGCGTTCAGTACTCACAGATGATCCGGCAAAGTTTAACAAGATTATACCAACGGCTAACGCTCGTATGACCGCACAGGGCAATATTGCAGGACTGCATACCCAGATGGGTAAGAAGTACAAGGTAGTGGAACAGAACGGTAAGCGATACTTGATTGATACCAGCCAAAAGAAAAAGAAACGCAATAAACGTGTCGTTGGTAAGTACGAGAAGAAGAAACGCAAGATGATTTACGATTTCTTTAATGAGACTGAACATAAAGCACGGCTGGTACTAAATACTATGCGTGGACAATTTAATCTATGGAGAGGATAAAGTGCAACAGCCGTATGATGAAGAAACAACAAGTAATATCAAACTGAATGATCATGAAGTACTAATGTGTAATATTCCATTCAATCAATCACTGTTAGATGCAAAGTACTTTAAGGAATATGGTCTTGATGTAATGGGTTATGACTGTATGAATATTGCATTCAAGGATGGCAAAGTACCCGTACTTAAGAAAGGTGATACGGCAGAATGGCATTATTATGAAGAGAATTATAAAGTACAAGTTATCGATACCTATAATTTATTTGTTAAAGGTATCAAAGTACATTTATTTCTCGTTCAGTTAAAAGAAGCTTTTTTAGAAGAATAACAATAAATACTCCGTACAAATTAATCATACGGAGCATTATATGAAAAAGTCTAAAATTGAATATGGGATATGGGCAGCAGCAGTAGTATCACTCGCCGCATTACATTGTTTTGCGTGTTTACCGTTATGGGTAGTGATAGTACTGGCAATTATTTTAGGATAGAGTTAGAAAATGGTTATTTCAACAACTGTAATCGGTGCTTTTAGTGTATCGGTAGCATTAGCTGGTTTTGCATTTACCCGATACCGGGAATATAAAATGGATTCTACAGTACTATACAAGCGGATTGCAGATCTTGAGGCAGAGCAACGGTTACTTAAACAGCAAATTGATTCAATGAGTAAGGATCAGGTACTTTTCGAAGAAGAACTAAAAAAGGTACAAACCCGATTACTTGACATTGACGTAAAGTTATCGCGTATTCTTACCTTGCTTGAAGTCAAACACGAGAAACACTAAAGCCAGCATAATGCTGGCTTTTGTCGTTCTTACTTCTTAGTTACCCAGTTAATCAGATAATCAATACGGTTAGGGGTTTGTCTGTATAATTTACTATCACGTAATTCTGCTAATGCCGTTGCATAATTCTGGTTTCTCAGGGCAGCGATACAGCGTCTGAAATTACTGAATCCGGTTAGACCTAACTGGAATACCAGTACTACACACATTGAGTACCAGCGTGAATCTTGACGTAATCCTAATTTCAACGAATCAACACCATTAACGGCTTTCTGATAATCCAGCAGTAATAGCTGGTCTGCCTGTAATTCTGTAATGCCATCAATAAAATGTTGTCGCTCAACTGGCAGTACTAAATGACCGTACCCAATAGTTTCATATCCTTCTGAATCTTTATAGATCCTGAATTTGCTATTTCTAAAATAACCTAATTTTTCTTGATATTGTTTTGTACCTTCAAGACTCTTTAACATCTTAAGTACTTCATCCTGACGTTGCTGTTTCTCGTTCATTTTTAATGATCCTTAATAAATAATTGATAACGTATTTATCAAGGAAGACAAGAAAATGACTAATAATGAAGATGGCTGGCAAATGTGGTACAGGGATGAAGAATTTATACCCGAAGAAACGGCATGTTTCGTCTATATAATTCAATTCACCGAATCGGATGAGTTTTATATAGGTCAAAAAAGAGTATGGAAAGGTATTAAGAATATCTTAGAAATTAAGACTGACAGTAAACAAAGCAACTGGATTGAGTACTGTAGTAGTAGCAAGACAGTGAAAGAAAAAATTGAAGCGGGTGAACCGTACCGTAAACGTATTCTGGCATGTTACCCATCATACGCCGAAGCACTTCACTGTGAGAGTACATTGATATGTATGCTGTGTTCTCAGTGGGGAAGTCTGAACAAAGCATTAATGGCTAAGTTCAAGTTTACGGGTCGAATGAACAAAGAACATATGCAGAAGGTTAGAGAACTACTGGAGGACTTAATATGAAAGGATTGATTGAGTACTTAAAGCGTTTTCTAACACGTTCTAAGGTATCCAGTACTGATTCTGATGCTGGTAGCACTAAGAGTACCGATAGTCTTTCAGACGTTAGCTGGAAGCATCACATTGCGTATGTGTTCGTGTTTATCGTGATTTATAACTTCATCATTATTCCAGTACTGGCATTGTTGGGTGTGGTATTGCCGCCAGTACCATTGCCCGAGGTCTGGAAGCTCTTAAGCGTCATCATTACTGGTAGTTAAAAATACTAAGGCAAGTTATATCTTATTATCTTGCCTTAGTTATTAATTCTATCAAAGTATTACCAGAATTTTAATTTCTTGAGAAGTTTTGAACCCACTGCAACCAACGTTGCTGCAACAACTTCAATAACTTCCTCTTTAACAGAACCCCAGGCTTCACCAGCCCATTCTTTAACAGAATCCCATACGCCTTTTTCAGCTTTTTCTGCCATGTTTTCTGTTTTTACGTTTTCTCCTGCCTCTCTGTAAAATGCGTACTTTTTTTCATTAGGAATAATATCTATGATCAATTCCATAGCTTCCGAAATGTTATAATTCTTCTTGGATGAAGTCGCAATTATATTTTTGGTGGGGATTTCAAAAGCATGGCTAATTTCTATTATTTTTTGATTCATGCTCAAAAGCTGATCGCCGGTTGGTGTGTTTCCTGTCTTATCCCAATATCTTTCGCCTTCTTCGTCCTCCATCGGCTCAATTTTTTCTATTGCACTAATAGCGAATATAACAGGGCAATTTTTGATATTTGGTTCTAAGATGTCACGATAAGCCTTTTGGGATTCAGCGTATTGCCTTTCATCAGATTTAATAACCCATACTACGACATCTAATCCACTTACTTGTTCTTTATATAGTTTTAGATATTCTTCGTTCCTTACTATTGTTTCGGCTATTCCAGGGAAATCAACAATAATAACTCCACCTTCTTCATCATTAATTGGGCTCAGACGAATTTCTTGAATATCTCTTGTACCAGCAGAAACATGGCTAACTTTTGCAATTTCACGGCCAAATAAAGCATTGCAAAGAGAAGATTTTCCAACGCCAGTTGAACCCCAAATACCGATTTTTGGTGTATAGCCTTTTATTTCCTTAATTTTGGCTTCTATAGCTTTGCGAATTTTTTCTTTGCTGGTTTCTTTCTGAATATCAATCGTTTCCAT